CAGCACGCCGATGGACTCTTCCTGCATCGCGCCGCGACGCTTCGCACCCGCCTGTCCGGCGAAGATGTTGAAGCGCGTGGCCTGCGGCTTGTCGTGCCACTCTTCCATCGTGCAGGTCAGCTGCGTGTCGCTGTTCGCGCGACCCGGGATGCGGCCGTTTACGCCACGGGTCACCGCGGAAGCGCCGCCGGAGCCGTTGACGAGGAAGACGAAGGAGCCGCCCGAGGCGATGCCTTCGGTGGTGCAGCGGGGCTCGAGCTTCGCGTGGCGGCGCTCGAAGGTCTTGATCAGTTCCTGCCGGTAGAGAGTCTGGTTTGCGGTTTCTGCCACGATGGGCTCCTATGAGATTGAGGGTTGGTCCTCGTGCTCACGGGTTGTCCGTCGTGGCTTTCAGCGGGTTGCCTTGCGGGCCGCCTACACGCCCCAGTCGGGGCCGATGCAGAGATGTAGCCTTGCAGCTATGGTCGAAATTCTATTGATAGTGATCGGCTATTCGACTGGGTGCGGTAGGGGGAGAGATCACTTCTCCTTGCCGCGGCGCTCGCGGGTCTGCAGCAGCTGGCTGTAGCGCGTCTGCGCCTTGTCCGAGCCCCAGTAGGCCGAGTTGCGCGTGCCGTCCTTGTTGAACATCGAGTCCTCGATTGACTTGATCTCGTCGTCGATGCTCTTGCCCAAGTCGCCGCCTTGCGGGACCACGGTCGCGCCGACGAAGCCAAGCTCGCGGGCGTGGCCGGCGAACCACTTCACCACCTCGGGCTTGTTCATCAGCGCGATGCCGTCGGCGCCGCGGGCGGACATCAGCGCCTCCATGACCGGCGTTTCCGCCTGGCCCAGCAGCGATTTGACGCCGGCGACGTTCGACTTGTAGTCGGTGCCCCACTCGGCCATCAGCGTCTCGGCGACGTGCTCCTTGGCCGCCTCGTTCACCTCGGCCATTTCCTGCGCCATCTCGTCGCGGATCGCGAGGTAGGCCGCGGTGCCGGCCTTGACGACCTCCGGCGAGGCGTTGGCGCCATGGACCTTCGCCACCCAGGCGTCGACCACCTTCTTGTCGGACTCGCCAAGCACCGTGCCCTTCGGCAGGCCGAGGTCGTACTTGTCCGGCGTGTCGGGGATGCCGTTGTCCTTGCGGTACGCGGCGATCTGCTCGGGCGTGGCGTCCTGGGCGAGCGGCGCCTTGAGCTCGCCGGCGGCCATCTTGATCTCGAGTGCGCGCCAGGACTTGGCGACATCCTCCGGGCTGTTGAACCGCTCCAGCCGCTTCATGAGCTTGCCGTGCGATTCCTTCTCGGCCGGCGTGGCCGTTTCCGGCAGCGCGCCGACCATCGCGGTGCGCCAGTCGTCGCGCCACTTGGCGGGCGGCGGCTTGTTGGTGTCGGCGGTGGTCGTGGCGTCGGCTGCCGTGGTGGCTGCCGTGGTCGTCGCGGTCGTGGTTGTGGCCGCTGCCGTCGTGGTGTCGGCGGCGGTGGTGGCAGTGGTGGTGTCGACGGTTGCTTCAGTCATGCCGGTTGTCCTTTCAAGGTGCGGCTGTGGGTTTCGCCAAGTTGGCCTTGGCGGTTTGGAAGAACTGCAGCCCGATGAATCGCTTGCCCCCGGCGAACGCGCTGGCGCGGTCACCATCGGGGCCAGGGCGGAACTCGAGCTCGGTCACGCCGGTGGCGCGGGCGATCCACTCGACGACCAGGCCTTGCTGGTGGTCGCTCGCCTTGCCTTGCACCAGCGCCTTGATGGCGTGGATCTCGGGGAGGGTCGGCTCGTTCGGGGTCCAGGGGGCGGCGAGGTTGACCTCGGCCTTGACGCGGGTCTTGCTCATGCCATGTTGCGAAGCATCGCCGCGTGCGACGGATGCAGGAGGAACATCGGTCCGCCCGAGTGGCCGATGGCCTTCGGGTCCAGCATGTACGCCACCGCCTCCTCCCGCTCGCCGAAGCGCTTGAGCCACTTCTTCGCGATGCGCGCGTGGTACTTGCCGCTGCGGTCCCAGCGCTTGCGCCGATGCGGGCGCACTGGTTTGCGCACCGTGCAGTGAGGCGACTCCACCACGCGCAGTGCACCGAACGGGTTGAAGTACCCGGCGCGGAAGAGGTCGACGCTCATCTGTCGGTTGTGCACTTCTGCCTCATCCAGAAGCCGCATGGTTCGTTTCAGCGCCTCCAGCGTGAATGTCTGAGAGGCCGGCCCTGTGCTGGCCGTGGTGCACGTTGACGCCATACCGCCGCCTAGCTTGCCGCCGAACAACTGATCGCTGTTCTGGATGAATGCGTCGAGCATCATTTCGTGGATGTCTGTCACACCATGCCCCCGAGGTCCTTCGCGCCGCCCAGGTCCTTGGCGATGCCGGCGGCCTGCTCCATCGCGCCGAGCAACTGTTCCTGCTGGGCTGCCGCTTCGGCCTGGTCCTTGATCTCCTGCACCGACTCTTCGGAGCGAAGCTCGCGCACCTCGCAGCCGATGCCCTCCAGCGCGCCGCGCAGAGCGACGCCGGCATCCCACACCGAGCCCGACGACGGGTCCAGCGCAACAGCGGTCGTGACCAGCTGCGCCGCCTCGATGAATATCTGGCCCTTCTGCTTCTCGATCATGTCGCGCAGCGGGCTGACGAACTTGAACTCGATGTCCTCGCCGCGCAGGGCGTCCGGCCAGGTGTCCGGCGGGCCGAATGCGCCGTTCATCGCCAGCACCTCGAAGGTCCGCTCGCACAGGCCGCCGTTGTAGTCGACCTCCACCGGCTCGAAGAGGGGCAGCGCGTTGCGGATGTACTGCTGCACGCGCTGGCCGACCTCGTAGGCGGTCATTTCCGGGCCGCGCTGGGGCAGGTCCAGCTTGTCGAGGTAGAACGCCTGGCGGAGCATGACCTCGCTGCGGGTCTGCAGTTCCAGGCCGAGCGGGATGCCGGACTTGTCGCCGACCAGCGGGCGGATGACCTCGCCCTCGCGCTCGTTGTACTCGGCCGCGTAGTAGGTGATGCCGCCGGCGCGCAGGTCGATGTCCCCGCGCAGGGCTTCCTGGGCGGCCACCATCGGCGGGTCGACGGCCTTCTCGCCGGCCGCGAGCAGGGTGTAGGTCATCGCCTGCAGCAGCCTTGCCTCTGGCAGCGCGCAGATGACCGCCGGGCTGTAGGCGTAGGGCGAGCCCTTCAGCCGCTGCCAGCGCGGGATGACGTAGCTGTTCACCCGCTGGCCCGTCACCTCCATGACGTGCTCGTTCTCGACGTCGAGATAGATGCTGACCAGCGGCGTGCGGAACTTGTGCTCGCCGTGGTACATGTCCGCCGGCATCACGATGTGGCGGCAGTTGACCTCGCAGTACGGGCCTTTGCCGGCCTGCAGCTGGTCGCGCACCTTCTGGTGCAGCTTCGCCTCGCCGAACAGGCGCTTGAGCTCGTAGGCCGTGGGCTTCCACTTGCGGTGCACCGTCTCGACCGCGCCGGACAGGCCATCGGTCCACACGGTGTCGCGGATGTGCCAGTTGCGGTACAGCAGGCTGGAGCGGTCCGGCATCATCTCGACGGTCAGCACGCACTGCCCGGCCAGGCCGAAGTCGCGATCGCCCTCCTTCGTGGCGTTGACGAACTGCGCCGCCCTGTCGTACATGGCCGCGCGCTGGGTGCGGGTCGCCCACTGCAGCCACGCCTTCGACTCGTGGTCCTTCAGCCCGGCGACGGCCATCGACGCCCACTCCTTGTCCGAGGGGCGCAGCATCGTGCTGAAGGTGTCGGTCAGCTCGCGCGCCAGGATCAGCGGGTAGCTGGTCATCAGGTCGCCCGCGAAGTCGTCGCCCAGGTTCAGCGCGGTGGTGAAGTCCGCGCCGATCGGGTTGAACTGCTCGTACACGTCCTGCAGGAACGACATCAGCGGCTCGCGCTTGCCGAACAAGCGATCGCCTGCGGTGATGAGGTCGGTGATGTGGCTCATGCGAACAGACTCCCGGCCCAACCGCGCAGCCTCTGGCTCAGCTTCAGCGGGGGCTCGTGCGTGAACGTGATGCTGCCCGGGGGCTTGCTCAGGGCCTCGACCGGCTCGAAGAGGGTCTCCGCATTGCGGATGTACCGCTGCACGCGCTCCAGCACGTCGGCGCTGGTGGCTGGCACGTACCGAATCCTCCCGGCCCGGAGGTCGATGTCATCGGGGATCGAGCCCGCCGGCGCGAAGAAGGCCGGCAACTGCCGGGCTCGGCGCAGCGCGCGCTCGATGGCTGGAGGCTTGGGGTGCGCCATCTCAGCCTCCCAGCTTGTCGCCGGTGTCCGTCAGGATCGTGCTGGCCCGCCCCGATCGCGTCGCCAGCTCCGCTGCCTGCCGCCGCCGCGCAGCCTTCACCGCTTCGTCGTCGCTCGTCGGCATCACAGCCGGCTTCGAGATCGCAGGGGCAGCCACGGCCTTCTTGTCGCCGATGCCGACCGCCTTGTTGAACAGCCCGCTCACCGGGTCGACCTTGCCGAGCACCGAGCCCGCCTTGTTGACGAAATCCATTGGCCTATCTCCGTGCAGTGAGTGGTTTACGGCCCAGTTGGACCGTCGGGGTGTGGCGGGACTGGCCCTTGCTGGCCGGCCACTGGTGCCAGCTGGTCGACATGCGAGCACCCGCCCACCAGCACATCACCGTCGCGTCGCCGCGGTCGGTGGAGCGCTTCAGGCGGGCGCAGACGTCTTCCTTGCTCTCGAGGTGGATCACCCCGGAGCGGTTCTCGTAGGTCGGCGCGCACAGGTCAGCGATCAGCAGCCGGTCGTCGCACAGCGCGATCTGCGAACCGCCGGGTTGGTTCGGGTCCAGCGCCTCGCGGAAGCGCCAGTGCGCCTCTGTGCGGATGTTCGCGAACTGGTGCTGGTTGGTCGCCGTGCGCTTGAAGCTCTTCTTCACGCCCATGTAGGCGATGACGTTGTCGACCTGGTTGGCCCTCAGGTGCCCGTAGGCCTCCGCACCCCAGCCGCCGCCGACGTCGATCACGATCGTGGCGTTGTCGCGGCGGCGGGCGAGGATCAGGCCGCCCACGTCGGCGCCCGTCTTCGTCTCCTTGCCGGGCTTGGTGTACGGCCGGGAGAACCACGAGTCGTAGCGATCGACCAGCACGGTTTCGTCCTTGCCGCCCTGCGCCACGTCGCCGCCCATCGAGCACATCGGCACGCCGGTCGGCGGCACGGGCTGCCAGCGCTCGCAGGCCTGCATCACCCAGTCGGTCGGGATGGCCTGGTTCGGCGCGTCCTCGAGGCCGACGGTGAAGTCGCCCAGCGCGTAGGCCTTGCGGTTCTCGCCGGTCTGCGCCATCAGCGCCGAGCCGTAGTTGCTCTCGGACAGGTCGGGGTTGTCGCTCAAGCGCGAGCGGATGAATGTGCGTGACAAGGCGTAGACCGTGCGGCCAAGCACCTGGTACGGGCCGGGGCCGTCGACCTCTTCCTCTCGCCCGGCGTCGTTGACGAGGTAGTAGCGGACCTCGCCGGACTGGGCCGGGTTCGGGTGCGCCGGGTCGAGCCAGGCGCCCCAGCGGCCCACCACCCACAGGCCGGCGGCGCTGCTCGGGCCGTTCGACGATGCCACCACGCGGCACCGCTGACCCTTTGTGGTCGTGCGGTTCCACTGCTTGATGAACATGTACTGCGACTCGCTGAAGTCGGTCAGCTCGTCGAAGAAGATGAGGTCGTGCGGGTCGCCCTTGTACTTCTGCTTGTCGTCCTCGTGCTGGCAGCCGCCGATGTCGATCAGCCGGCCCTCCAGGCGCCACTGGTCGCGCTGGCCGTTGTAGCCGTCGCGGTTGCCGACGATCGCCTCGACCTCGCCGACGAACTTGGATGCTTCCTTGTTCGTGCGGCGCAGCATGAGAGAGCGCTCGTGCTTGGTCAGCGCCAGGCCGATGCCGACCTGGGACTTGCCACCGCCCGGCTCGCCGCCGAACAGCGTCTCGTCCGCCTCGCATTCGTAGCACTCGGTCTGTGGCCCCGGGTTCGGGTACCACAGCGGGAGCTTGCCCTCGATTTGCTCGATGAAGGTGCGCGCCTTCGCCTGGGCTGCCACCAGTTGGTCCGGTGGCAGCCCCTGCAAGGCCTTCAGCACCTCGGCGAGCTGCACGATCAGTTGTCGCCGAGGACCGACCAGAGGAAGCTGATCGTGCCGGTGAAGGTCGCCGTGCCGGCACCGTGGGCGGCGTTGTCGTCGATGACGAAGTTCAGGTACATGTCCTTTGCCGTCGCCGTGCCGTCCAGCCAGCGCGCGCCGGATTCCGTCAGCGCCGTGGCGATCGACTGGCTGTCGCAGTTCGCCACCTCGCCCACCGCCTGGGTCAGCGGCGTGGATTGGAGGATGTCCGCCTCGGTGCTGACCAGCGTCGCGCCGGTGGTCGCAGTCACAGTGCCCAGCGCCACATCACCGTCGAAGGTGTCGATCAGCGAGGCGTAGCCGGTCAACGAGCCGTCGATGACAGCCCCGTGGATGCAGAGCATGCCCTCGGGGAAGTCATAGACCTTGACCCCGCCGTACTGCGCCACACCGGCGTCGTCGGTGATCGTGATCGGCGTTGCGGTGCAGGTGAGCACCGTCTTGTTGATGATGCCGTTGCCGTACTCCTGAACGGTCACGGTGGAGCCGTTCTTCGCCCCCACCTGGGCGAGGTCGGTCAGTTGGCGGTTGACGCCGCCGGTGCGCGGGTTGACGACCAAGTCGTCGGACTTGGACAGGCCGAGCCGGCGGCCGTGCAGGGAAGTGAGGATCGAGGTCATGGGTAGCTCCTAGTGCTGTTGCTGTTGCTGGGGAGGTGTCAGGAGGCCGCCTGACGCGGTTGGGAAACGGTGTCGTTCGCCGCCGCCTTCTCGGCGTTCTTCATCCCAAGGTGCAGGGCATAGGCGAGCTCGCGGGCGGTCTGGTTGGTCGGGACAGCCACGGGCGCCGGTTGCGCCGGCTTGCCCTGCTCGTTGTCCTTGGCGTAGCCGCCCAGGTGCTTCATCAGCATGTCGAGCGCGCCCTTCTTGTCGGACAACTTCCACTTCTTGACGTGGCCGACCAGCACGCGGTCGGCGCCGCTGCCCTCGAACTCCTCAAGCACGTCCAGCCCGGCGACTACCGCGGCGGTGTCGTCGTCGAGCTCGGTGATGGAAAGCGGTCGGCCGTCCTTGTCGAACAACTTGCGGGGGTCGAAGTAGCCGATTCGGGCCAGTTCGCGAAGGGTCCGCTCCAGCGTGATGCCCGTCTCGTGGGCTACCTGGGCGATGCGCTGCTCGGTTTGGGCGTCGATGGCCCGCCGGATGTCAGGGTTGGTCAACAGCCGCGAGCCCTGCTGCTTGGCGGTCTTGGCGCTGTACCCGGCTCGGATCGCTGCCTGAGTGGCGTTGTGATCCTTCTGGTACTCGGCTACGAACAGGGCGGTTTTCCCCGTGAGGGGGGCGCCTGACGTTGACTCGGTGTTGACGGTTTGCTGACCCATCCGCTAATGGTGTGCGGATGGGGATAGGGGGATGCTATGCCTGAAGAACTCGCGAAAGTTGCCTCCCCCTGCTCTGGAATCTCCACGATGGCCCCTACCACTGAGCCTTCGGGCTCACGGGAGCGGAAGCTCCGAACGCACTCGGGACGACTGTGGGTGCGCTACAGGGCTGCAACAGGCACATGCAGCGTGGCGGGTTTTGGCGAAAGTCGGTCGCCCGTGGGTGTCGGTCCAAGGCCGGCAGAAGGATCGACAGCGCAGCGCCTTTGGATCGACTGCGCCGATGCTCCGATGCTGCGGCTCCGGGAGGCAGAGAAGCTGGGCGACCTGCGTAGGGTTGGCTTTGCTTCGCCCACTCTACTGCCCACCAAGAGGCATGGCTTAGGCAGGCTCACTTTCCCGGCTCACCACGCGCCGGTGGCGACGGCCAGCCATCCGGAACTCCCGCTCAAGTTCCCACAGCCCGAGCTGCGCGGCCTTCGCCTGGTGCTTCTTGAACTCCTGACTGCGGGCGAGGAACTGTTGCAGCAGCGTGGATTCCTCGGCGGTGAGCTCGGAGATAACCACGCCGTTTCGCTCCAGGAGCATCCGGCCGTCGCTGCACAGGGCAGCGCTGAAGGGGGCTGCGTGGCGTTGCTTGGCGAATGCGAAGATGCTGTTGACGGCCGACGCCTGCACTCGGGTGACGGTGTAGGGGTCGTGGTCTTTCTCCGCGCGGGGCAGCGGCTTGCCGTCGCCGATGCGGTAGAAGGACTGGCGGGCGCCGGCCAGGCGCATGATGAGCGCCCCACCTTGGACCGCCGGGTCGAGCCAGCCCTTCAGTCCGCGAGCGTTTTCCCAGCCGAGCACATCAATCGCGATCTGGGTGATCGACATCTCCTGCCCGCGTGGCAATGCCTTCAGGTGAAGGATCACCCTGTGCGGGATGGTGCCTGGCTGGGATTCGTAGGGCATGGTTACTGCAGCCCCTTCGCAAGGAGCCAGACAGTCGCTGCGCACCACGCGGCGCCCCATGCAATCAGGGGCCAGTTTGCGCG